TCATTAATTGTTTGGTAGAAGCACTATCCCTGATAGACATAGCAAAGTCTTTAGCTAATGCGTATTCAACCATTTTAGAAAAGTATGCAGGCCATGTAGCCTCAGATACAGTGTAGATGTAATCGCAGAATAAATTTGTGTCATAGTTACAGTAAACGCGATCACCAAGAATTTGGTAATTAATGCTAGGGTTCATTTTAATAAACACTAATAAGTCAGATGGCAATTGATACATAACATCGTATTCAGTGCCTACTGGGGTTTCATTAATTTTAGATAGCTGTGCTTTTTTACGTGCGAATCCCCAACGATACTTTGTAAGCTCATTGTGGACAATGTTGTCATATAGATTGTTAGCAACAGTTTGTGCGCGAGTGTTGCCAGTTAACGATGTAATAGGCAAATCACCAATTAAAATTAAAGCATTAGAAATTAAATTGATTTTACTTGCCATAATAGACCTTTATGTAGATAGAAAGGGGGCCGAAGCCCCCAATCAGTTAGGCATCACCAAGAGCAGTGCCAGAAGCCAAATCAATAGAAGTAGTTCCATTGTTTGTTTTTACAAAAGTAGCAGTTACCGCAACACCGTCAGTATCAACAACTAGAACAACATCACCAAGATGGAGTTCACTGATAGCTGAAAGCATATAGTTAGAACCTGTTACAGTTGCAGGAGCATCAGTAGACGCATACACCCACAATGGGCGAGAGTTTCCTGAACCACCAATTCTAGATAAACCAGATCGTGCAAAAGCCATGATAGTTCTCCTTATACGTTATCTTTGTATTCGACTTTAACTAGACCACCGTTGTCACGGACAACAGATCCAGCCTTGAGCATACCGTTGCACAAGTATGAAGTGCGCTCTGGTACATAGTCGATTGATGTTTTCATGTCGATGCCAATAGCAAGTCCAACAGCATCTTTCTGGAAGAACCAAGAGTCAACAGTGTTTCCAGCTACAGTCAAACCACCTTCAGAACGATCTTCAAGAATGATGAAAGTAAATCCAGCTAGGCTGTTAACATCACCAGTTACCAAAGCTTTGATAGTCTGGTAATCAGCGTTAGTTGCTTTCTCATCTTTAAGAAGTCCACCAAGACCAGCAGAGTTAACTGCCGCGTATAGGTTAGCATTTTGTACACCGTTCTTACGCAATGCAACTTGAGCTTCAATAACCTTGTTCATGCTTAGAGCCGCGTTACCGTGAGCAATGTCAGCCGCATCAGGATTAGAAGAGTTCATAGCATCAATAACAAGTTGGTCACAACGACGGCCAAGAGCCCCAGCGATAGTGCTTGCTAGTTCCTGCTTCTCGTCAAAGTTAACGTCTTGTTGGTCAAAGATGTCAGTGTATTCTGGAGCGTTCCAGTTAGAAAGTGTAGCAACCTTAAATTCGTGCGCTACGTCCATTGGAGTTACTAGATCAGAAGTAGACTTCTGGTTAGCAAGACCTTTGCCCATGCGACGGAACTTGTAAGTGTCACCAACTACATTGTTACGAATAGTAACAGCAGGCTTCATTAGCCCCATGCCTTGATAGGCGTGTTTTACCATAGAGTCAAACTCAATGACTGCTACGGACGATAGTGTTTTACTCATAATAATTTCCTCGAAAAAGAGTAATTTAAAAAGTTTTTCAAGGTTTTAGCTGAGTACCCAGTAAATTGGTCAGCATTCAACCTAAATTTACTGGGCTATAGAGATAGGTATCCAGTTTTTGGATTATACACCCTTTATGGTATATCAATCAATGTTTACTGTGCTTCACCCCAAGCTTGCATAAGCTTTTGAATTTTACGCTCATGCTCAATGTTAGTGCTACGCAGTAAGTTACCATGATCATCTTTCTTAAACATTTCAGCTTCAATAGATTCCCATGACAATCCAGCAGGCGCTACATCGTTTTCAGTAGGCAGTTTAACAGGTGCAGTTGCTCCTACTAACATTTCGATTAGTTGTATGCTTTCTGCCGTTGTTACTAAGTCTTTTGCTTTTTCGTAAGTTTCTGCATCAAGGTTGTTTTTCATAAACCCATCTACATTGTTTATACGATCTTGCGCATTGTCTCCTAACTTAGATATTTCTGCTTCTTGATTGACTTCTTGTACAGCATCATCTTGTGCAGATAACAATTCCCATGCGCGTCCAAATGCTTCTTGCGACATATTGGTATCATCTGCAAAAGTTATTAACTCTTGTAACAATGCATCATCATTTTCTACACCTTCAGGATGCATATAACCATCTTTAGGCGTACCTTTAAAACCACCAAACTTTTTTTCTAACTCAGCATATCCTTTAGCTTGATCAGCTACTGATTTATACTTGTTAGCATTAAACCATTCTGGGGTTTCACCTGTTCCTTTTACATCTTCTGTTAAAAAATATTCACCTTCTGCTACTTCTGGGGTTGATTCATCTAGCAGGGTATCGCTTTCTGCGGCCTGTTGTTCCATAATCGTTACCATTTAGTTATAAAATTTCAGCTTGTTGAATTTGATTTATAAGAAATTTAACTACGCCTGCTTCACCATTATGATAAGCAGATTCGTAATTAACGTTTGTAGAGGAAAAAGAAGTATCATTGTTGTAGACAAACCTAGCAGTCAGATCAGCTAATACCCGCTTTCCATCCTCATCATTAAAACATCGATGATATGCTTTCGCAAGATTAGCGACTTTCTCTCTGTTTTTTGCGTTGTCTTTTGTTGCTGTTTCTACATCTAATTGAACTTGTTGAATTTTGTCCCAAGTCATACTTGAGTTTGTCCTTGCATTGGTGGTTCACCAGTATCCATGCCTTGCTGTGCTACTTGCGCTCCAGCTTGTATTATTTGCTGTTTTTCCATAGGACTTCTTACTAACTCAGCAGGCATACCAGCTTTTTCTGCTACCCATGTTCCAAAGTCTTCTAACTTAAATCCTATTTTAGCTTGATCAGGACCAGCATTTTGTAATACAAACTGTACAGCTTGTTGCACATTTAGAATGTCTTCACTATCTTGCGCACGAGCTAACGGTGAGGTAAATTTAATTTCTATATCTCGACCATCTAACTGTAAAGGCTGTAACAATCCTCTACGTGTCAATATAGATGCTACGCGTTTTATTATAGGAATAAGTACTTCTGTTTGCAAACGTCCAAATGCAGAACCAATTCTTTTAGCAAGTTCTCTAGACTCAATAGCTACTTCTGTAGCAGATCTAACAGCGCCACTAGGGTCTCTAAGATCGTTAAACAGAGATCTTTTTATAGCCATTTGCATATCATTAATGACAAATTGCGGTAATTGTAAGTTAGCTCCTGTATCTAATCGACGAATAGAAGGATTAGACGAGTTATTAGAACCTACTGGAATAACAACCCCCGGACTTATGCTAATATTGTATGGATTAGTGACACCATCATCCGTAGCTGTGTACATTCCTGCAAGATCTATAGCGGCTTTCTGTAATGAGAATTCTTTTGCTTTATTTAGAGATTTAACATCAGGCAGTGCTTGTAATGCTGGACCACGACCACGTATCTCACCAGCTACTTTAGAGTAACGACCAGTAACCCAAGGGCTAGATGGGCCAAAGTCTTCCATCCAACTAATACGATCTTCTTTGCCTACCCATAAGCAACCGTAATAAGTCTTAGCTTTAGGTAGATAAACAACACCTTCACTGACATCTACTTCTGCTTCTGGATGGCTTTTAATTTTTTCTGCAATTTCTTGTGATGGTTTAAATCCTTTCCACTTTCTAGATAAATCACGCACCTTTACTTTAAATCTACGCCAATGTGTCTCTACATTTCCATACGGACCTTCTTCAAAAGCTATACCTTTTTGTGGAATAGCAGTAAATATAATAGGCATATTGTTATCAAGGTCTTCATCTATTCTTAAAGTGCCTGTTCCTATAAGAAGGTCAAGAGCGTGTTCATAGAACTGTGTAGCAAAGTTAGATCGATTAATGTAATCAAAAATAATATCAGATTGCTCTTCTAAATTAGATCTTATATCTTCTTCTGATACGTTGTATTGACCATTTTTTAACAATAATTTAACTTGATTAGACGGCTCTAATGTAGCCCAGCGAGACCATATAGGCGCAATGTTTTCTTGTAATTTACTAGCGCCTTGTTGAATAGCTTCTAGCGCAGTAGAGTCAAAGATTTTATCCATCTTCTTTTGACCAGCACGAGAGTCCTCAAACAAATTCCTATTAGGTAGAAAGTATTCATAAGCATCATCAAGTTGATCACTCCAATATGTTGATCTTTCAAATGCTTTTGATTCACGTCTTTTAAGGTCTGTTAGAGAACCTAACTCTGCTGGTAATTTCATTTTTTATATCTCTTTACTGTAACACCTGTGTTTGCGGCAGTTCGTCTTGAAGATCCACCTACCATATTACCACTGCCAGTAGACCCTGCCCCCATCATGCTACGTCTTGCACCACCACCAGAAGCTTTAGTTGCTTGAGCTAACAAAGAAGATGCACCTAATTTACTTCTTGCCGCGGCTTTTAATCTTTTTTCACTTTCTTCTATTTCTTCGTCTAACATACGCGAAGTTCGCTGTTCTGCGGCTAACTCCTGTGCAGTAGGCTCTGGTGCTTTAGGTCGTTTTAGAAATCCCATGATGTTTCTCCAAATATTTTAACAGTTGGTATGGCGTTAAGATAAATGGGTTACGAATTCCCAATATCTGCTTAGTATGTCCAACACAAGTATTCAACATAAATAAAGAATGTTGATTTTCTTTTGGTTGAATTTTTAAAATACACTTACTGCCGATTATACTCTTTTCGTCAGTCGTTGTGAATAAATCAAATCCACTACAATTTTTAGCAAACACCAAAAAACCTTGTCCAGAGGGTTTAACAACGTAACAATGTCTTATATCTTTCTTTAGATAACGACTCCACCAGTTAGTTTGATCGTCTTCAAAGATAACATAGACATCAGAAGACATTAAAATTAACCTTTGCTGTAACAGGTTTAGAAAAGTTTTGTGATACCCGTAGTGCTTGTCTACCTTCACCTTCTCCCTGTAGTGCGTACTCTAAGGCTTCGACAGGGTGAGAGTATTCATTCTTATCGGGTTCATCAGTGTATCTTTCACCACTAGCTTGTACTCTTCTGTAACAAAATCCACCTTGTAATCCTTTACGAATCATAGAAGCTTTAGGAAAAACCGTGAATCTAGGCTTACCATCCATGCACATTTCTTTCATAGGGACTTCTAATGCGGCTCTACGTTTAAGAGGGTCATTACTTTGTGTAGGTTGACAGGGAATCCCTGCGGCTCGCATTATTTGAAAAGGTGTTTCAGAGTTAGATTGGTTTTTATTATTACCAGAGGGATCACCCCATCCTTTAAATTCGTGTTCAGGGTATGTTTCTTCAATGTATCGTTTTAATGTAGGGGCAAAGTCAACAGCACCAGAGTCTGTTAACACCATTTCATCAAAACATATCCAACGTCCTATAGATGTTCTTTGTATAAACGCACAAGCAGGGGTACGACCAAAATCAAAACCTAAAATAATAGGGTAATCAATAGATGGTTCGAAATTTAAATGCTGACAATGGACTGAATCTGTATACATTGGGTGAACAGGTTTACCATTAGAAACAAATCCGTATTCATTTGCTAGATTTACTTTAATCCAATCATCTGTTTTCCCCTGTAGTCCTCTTGCATAATAGCCTTTAGGAAGGTTAGCAAGGTTCTCAGCTTTTTCATTAATAATCCAATTCTCACCATCTTTTAAAACTCCACCAGATTGTCTAAAAAATGACCAATCATCAGGTCTTTCTATCTCAGCTAGTTTAAAATACCAATGATCTTCATCAGGAGCGTTACTATCTCCTATGATTCCATGATGGGTAGGACGTGCGCCCTCTTTGTTAGAAGGATATCTACCATGTCTAAGGTCTAACATATCTAAAACAGCCTTAGAATGCTCTTTAGTCTCGTTTAACCACACCCATGTAGTCTGTATACCCCTAGCTTTTTTAACGTGTTCAGGACGGTCGAACGCAATAAACACAACATCACAGTGAACAGAGGTTCCATCGTCTAGTTTAAATCGTATAAAGTGTGTAGGAGGCTCTTTATTGCCTTGTTTGAAGTCACCTAACTCCCCATGTATCTCCAACCAATCTTTAATCGTAGTAGAAAACAATTCAGAATAGGTGTTACGAGCCGCAATAACCCTTGATAAACGAACATTGTAGTTTTTATGCTTCTTATCTTTGACAGGTTCTTGTTCGCACATTAAGTCAAACAGTTTTAATATACATTGAACTGTCTTACCAGATCCCAACGGACCCATAATAAAGGAGTTTCTTGCACGGCAATCATTAAAATCTTGGAGGACTTGACCCTGTGGCATCAAGTTATATTCGATTCTCATCGTGACCAGTTTATTTTATCGTAATTAAGTTTGAATACTTCTCGACTACTTGCTGTAGACCTTCTAGGGTGACTACCCTTACCACCATTGTATTCAGGAAAGTGTCTATCTCTTGTCTCTTTGTCTAACTTATGAACTAAATTAGGACCTTTTTTGCCCATTTACCAACTCCCGCATATACACTCTTCTTCTAAACAAACACACTCACCAGACATCTTTTCATGCAGTATATATAAAACTTCTTTCATAGCATAGTGGTCTTTATCTATTAACGCTGTACAAAATGCCTCTATTAATTCGTAATCAGAATCCGTAATAGGCTCATCTGTATTTAAATCAATCATCAGCTAACCAATCCTTTATTATTAATGACTTTGCTAATTCTAAATAAAACAGCTCCTGTTCACTTGTAAGCGTACTTCCTACCTCTACCCCTACCTCGCCTATACTTATTAAAATAAAGTCCTTAGAACGCTTTATATGCGCTTGTACGAGGTCTTCTGCATCTGGCCTAAGCTTTATTATAGTCATAAATTTTTTTTTGGGGGGGACATATATACATCACATCGCGCCACTTTCGGGGAGGGGGGTCCCTGTATCATTGCGCATTGTCATTATTGCCACCATCGTATCTTTTGCGATTGACTGAGATTACGAGCCCCTCATCTGGGGTGCTGACTTCTGTAGCTTTTAATTTAGGCGTGACAAACTCCGCTATCTTTCCCCATGCGACGATAGATTCTTTCTGATTGGTAACTGATGGTTCATTCTGGGCTAGCTCATCCAGTGTTACGGCTTGTTGTGCCATCTTCATCACTGGATCGAAGTCTTTCCCGTACATCGCCTTGAGTCTGTTAAGTAGAAAAGCCTTGTTCTTTCCTAGCGCTCCTTTAGGTCTTGCCATGTCTTATAATCTCCTNTNGTTTATTCCTACGCCCTTGATNNAATTGATCATTTTTTAACCAATNTGGTCAATATTTAACCAATTATAGCATTAAATAGCTGTTCTTCGCCTTATATATAAGTTAATTCGAATTAATTAAGTATTCAGTGTTGACACATGGCAAAGGATCAACTAATATATTTACACACAACAAAGGAGCAACACATGACAAACTTAGAAATGGCAAAACAAAACATTAGCAAAAGAATAGATTATTTTACTAAGGAGGCAATCAAACAAGGTTACGGTGAGCGAATAAGTCAAAACACAATGAACTATGTATACGGATTAAAAGAAGCTCTCGAGATGATTGAGTGGGCTGAATTAGAATCAGATGTTTAACTCACCTGATGAGACTAATGGGGATTAGTCGAAACGCCTACGGGCGTAGTGAGACCCATAAACAACAATGAGGATATATAAAATGAAACTTTATCAAAAAGGAAGTAATCAAACGGAGCTGGACTTGGGATTTGCTCAAGTGTTCTTCAGTTATGAAACTCCAGTTGCGGCACGTTTAACGGATGGTTCATTGGTACGCACTCAAACGCGTTACAGTGTCACCACTACAAAGCACATTAACAATTGGTTGCAAGGTTGTGACTGTGACAGAGTACCACAGGAGCGTATTGACTGTCTTTTAACTTCTACCAGTGAATGTGATCCAAGTTATGAGGAAACAGCATGAACAAGATCAAAGACGATGTTTTATCATTACGCGCACAGGCTAGAGCGGCACGTTATCTGGCCCTTAAAACATGGGAGCGAGAGCAAGACAAAGATAGACAGATGGACAATATAACATCATTCGTTCTAGGTATTGCCGTGGCTTTAATTGTGGGCATAGGTTACCAAATACACATTATGGGGGCGCTGTAATGAAGATGAAAACAACTCAGAAGCAACGCATACTCGAACACCTACAGGACGGGCGCACCTTAACGCGCCTTAACTCATGGAGGGAACTTGGGATATTGGAATGCCCTGCGCGTATCTGTGAGCTTAAACAAGAAGGCCACAACATTAAAACGGAACGGCTAACAGTAACTAACAGATATGGCGAGAAAGTATCTATTGCCAAATGGAGGCTGTAATGGCTACTGAATGGAAAAAAGATCTACCAGCGGTGCTGGGTTGTGATGATGCCATTGGGAATGATGCAGAGATTCTGATTTATTCTGATGGCTCTTTGTGGAACGAAGATGAGAACCATAAAAACGAACTTAAACAACTCTCAAGACTTGCTTTCAACAACGACATGGACCTCAACGATGAGTTTGTAAAACGCATTCTAGGCATTGCAAAGGAGCTTAGAGACGTTTACTACCACCACCCAGACGAATACGTCCACGTGCAAGTAAGATTCAATTTTAACTACTGTAATATGTAATCTTTTATGGAGGCGATGTAATGTACACAGAAACCTGCCCAAAGTGTCTTGGCTATGGGACTGTAACAGGACTATGCTATAAGACAATGAGGGGCAAGACAATAACTTGCAAAAAATGCAAAGGGGCTAAGGTTATTCATTACAAATCAAGCCCTGAATTGCGCGAAAGACAAATGAGAGAAAAAACTGCTCGCAGGAAAAAAGCAGAAATACCTATTCGGTGGGTTCCGCCTGAGAAAATCCCAGAAGAATATGATTACGACATATAACCCTGCCAAAGCCTCCATCATGGGGGCTTTTTATTTCCCTTGATATTTATTTCGTAGGTAATTCATCGACACTGGCAGTTCATCGCAACCACCGTTGGCAACCTCATTGAGCATCCATATTCCACGCCATGACGAGTTAGTTTGCGGGGTAAGGTAATCTTCATCATGTTGGTAGTAAATCCCTGAGAACAATCCTAAAATATTTGTACCGTCTGCTCTCCTGCCATAGGCAATATCTCTATCTTGTACATGACCCATAATACAGGACATCATCTTTTTACTGAGCATATTCCTAGCACTGGATACAGGCCGACCCATGACGCCAGATGTAAAGAAATGCGAGTAGGCTATCTGGTCCACAACGACCACTTCAAGATAGTCGTAAACCTCAAAGCCAAACGATTCTAATTTTAAATCCTTATACCCAATCAATCCCTCTAGTTTGGGATCACTTTCGATGGCTCTCTCGATACGATTCTCATGGTTTCCCAGTGTATAAATCATTCGCGGGGTATAGCGTTTCTTTTTATTTGTAATCAGGCGATTCTGTTCGTCCCATATGGGTTGCATGAATACTTCCATTGCGGAGATTCCTGCCTCAATATCATCTTTGTACCTACGGCCTTCAAAGGACTTCTTGCCGACATCCCATGATGATAGGCTAGGCATATCAAAATGATCGCCAATATGGACAATAACATCTGGCTTTTTCTCTGCCGCATAGAGTCCTGCCCATCTCAGGTGGTCAGTAGGTGAATTAGGTTTAACTTGAGTATCTGGAATGACTAAATGTTTCATATAACCTCACAAAAAAACGCCCCGAAGGACGTTCTTAGTTTGTTAAATCTTCTTGTGCAATAGCAATCAACCCTGCTACACAAAGAAGTAGAAAGTAAGTAATCATATCAACCTCATTAGTTTGAAGCGAAATTATACTTACCTCCCATACGTTTAGGTAATGACTTTAAATCATGGACAAGATACCATATAGTTATATTCTTGTTTCATGATCTATCAAGAAATCAATGTAGTGTTTAGCCTTCCGAAGGTCATCTATACCTCCTTTTGACTGCCACCTACTAACGTATTTAACCACATTACCCTCACAATAGCCAAGTTGGTTGCCTAAGATGTAATCAATGGGCTGTATCTCAAGGTCTTTGTAGTGGCTTCCGCCTATCTGTATGTCCTTACTCAAAACGGTATGTCTTCTGTGATGACTGCTTGCGTTGATGCTTGCGTTGATGCTTGAGTTGTTTCTCCTTTACCTACATAACCAAGCTTTGAATCAAGGATTGCAATACTATAGATCGGTCCATTAGATCCTTCAAAGGTTTTAATCTGACAACCTGATCCGCTTACCTCTATGACCGAACCTTCAACCAATGTACTCTCATAAAAATTAGCTTGATCGCCCTGCCTTGCAAAGATAACAGCCTCATAGTTAGTCCAGTCTTGCGTTTTAGTTTCTCGATTGTAAAATTTTACACCCAACCTTACCCCAAACCCTACGCTTTCTCCTGCTTGAAATTTGTTGGCGGCCTTATTTAATTTGCCAGTTACAGTTACACTCATGCTAGTTTCTCCGTTTCATTTACAATAATATCAACAGCCTTTTGTATTTCAGCCGCTAACTTCTCTATGTACTCATCATCTCTGTCCACTCTTACGATAAGGTGGGGTAGGGTTTCAGAGTACGCCATTAAATCCCACCAACTACGCCCTGTAATCATCATACAACCCATGATTTGTTGTTTGTATTTGTTGATAAAAGATTTATTGTTTCTGTGATAGCCTATCATGGTTGAATCAGCAGGACATTTGATCTCTATGCCGCCATCCTCACCCACCAAACCATCAGGTGAACAACCAAACTCTTCAGAATCATCCAGTATAAACCCATATTCTGTTACTTTCTGGTCAGTGACAAACTCATACATCTCTCTGGCTTCAGGCTCTAGTCTTGTACCCCTTTCCATATGCTCATTCACATAGATAGGAACACGCAAACCATTAAGTCGTTCAGCAATCAACTCGTTTATATAATTATCAGCTGATGTACTAGCCTTGCCTGCTGATGTAATGAACTTGTTAAACATAGAAGCGGAGGGTCTACCCAATCGTGCGGCAAACCACTCATTACTTCCCTGCTCATGTTCTAAAACAATCACTTAGCTTTTGCCTTCAATGCGTTGATAGCTTTAGAATAATGTACAGCTAACATCTCATCCACTGAACTAGACTTAAAGTGACTAAGAAACTTTTTAACATCTATCTCATACTCAGCTAACAACATCTTAATTTCTTTAGCTTGCTCTTCACTTAGAATAGCACTAGCAACCACTGGATTTATATCTTCTCCTGCGTAGATGTAAGCACCCAACCCATGCATGGCGATTGCCTTTACCAAACATCTCATACGTGCATCTGATATGTCTCTGGATGTAGGGTTAACAATGGACTTGTTACGATTATCCATCACTGGCAACCACATTTTATGAGTGTTATCTTTTACCTTCACAGACACCGCAACCTCAACCGTATCGTTATCGTAAACAATAGGATCATCATACCAGTATGTGGAATCAGGAAAGTTCTCCATCAGTTGTGACCATGCCCACGCCCATGATAGGTAGGACAAGTTGCCCTTCTTTTCTACTTTGTTACTGCAATCTATTGCCGATAATGTTTTCCATGTACTCATCGTTCGCTCCTATGTTCTTGATTAGCTGACTGTGCATACAACTTACCGTAATGGTTTTCATACTCAACAGTCTCTTTCTCGTTTGGGTTATGCCCATGTACGAAATCATATTCAGCACGTTCTTTATCTGAGAAATGATCAAAATCACGAACAGGACATGACGGATCTATATCAGGATAGAACAAAGCTTGTCGATCTTCTAAATCATCTGGACATTGTATTGGATGGTCTCTCATATCTTACTCCTTTTGTTGTTTGTCACAGTATAATGAACGACCATTGCTTATATGTCAAACAATATTTGACTACAGATTAAAAATAATTTACAGTCGGCATTCACTACTAAGGAGTCAATATGGACATCAATAAATCAATCGATCATTTTATGTATGAGCTACGGCTAAACCAAAGTCAACTTGCAATCAGTGCAGGGTTGGACATTGCAACGTTAAGTTTAATTAGAAATAACCACCGATCACCTAACATGAAGACACTAAACAAGTTAGCTAGTGCTTGCGAAGTTAAAGTCAGCGAGTTTATCGCGGCTGGTGAGTGACATGGATAAGCCAGCCTATTTTGCCATTTTGACTGCTGATGTACGGTATGACAAGACCTTAAAACCACTGGCTAGATTGTTGTACGCAGAGATCACTGCATTATGTAAGCAAGAAGGCTATTGTTGGGCAGGTAATCAATACTTTGCTGATCTTTATGACGTAGACAAGAACACAGTTAGCGGCTGGATAGGACAACTAAAGACGCGAGGATACATTAACGTACAACTTGAATACAAAGAAGGCACTAAGCAAATAGTGAAGAGGTATATACGAATTAATGGGGAGGGTAACAATAAAATAATAGATACCTCACTACAAAAAGATGGATACCCTATCAACGAAATAATAGAAGTTAATAATACAATTAACAATACAATTAATAATACAATTAATAAAGGGGGTCGTTTCACTCCCCCTAGTGTTGAACAAGTTATGGAATATTGTAATCACAGACAAAACGGTATTAACGCACAAAGCTTTATTGACTTCTACCAATCGAAAGGATGGATGGTAGGCAAGAGTAAGATGAAAGATTGGAAGGCTAGCGTTAGAACGTGGGAAACAAACAACAAAATAAGGAATGAACAAAATGCAGATAAACGAAATTCTAAAAGCGAATATGCAAAACTTAACTCAGACTACAACAAATCAACCAGCCTCTTTTAACAATGAGGAGAAGGATTCTATTGCTTACTTTTTTATGCGATTACAAAACGTTTATGGGGTAGTGCGTATGCAATCCCAATGGCCTGATTCGGAATCTTTACAATTAGCTAGGCGAGAGTACGGTAAAAAGATAGCAAAGTTTAGTCGAGAAGAAATTAACAAGGCGTTTGACTTAACACACTCAGAAAAGGAGTCCAACAACAAGCGATTTGAGTTTCCAGACATTGATGCAATTCTTGGATTGTTAACTAACTCAGGCGTATTTACTGGTTCAGGTGGTACACTGTCACATAGACTTTACAAACCAGAAGAACTATTAGGTGTTGGCACAAAGGAAGACAGAAGAAAGGTTGCGCTGACAGAGATTAACAAACTAAAAGAAATGTTTCAGTAAAGGAGAACCATGTGAACGCTAAAAAATTGTTTCAGTATCTAGGCAGTAATCCTAACCTTGTTTCTGGAAATATGTATGACCGAAGGGAATTGGCTAGAGCGTTTGATATTTCTTATACAAATTGTTGTGACAAGCTTAGACATAAAGGCACTGCTAGGGATCATCACTTTGAAGAAAAGAAACGAACTAAACCCAAAAAAGAAGTTAAGTTTGTAGATGAGTCTACTGATAAGTTTGAACGTCAAAAATGGTATACATTACAGCAGATTGCAGACTTGACTGACCTATCTGTCGATACTATTGGCAGACGAATAGGCAAAGGAAAGTATTTTGGACGCAAAGATATCAAACCAAAAGGCAAAGTAGCAGAAAAACCTGAAGTTCATTTAAGTATTTCGCAAACATGGCTTAGAAAAAACTTAATCAAAAGGAAAGCTTAATGGGTGTTCAATACACAATTAACAATGAGCATAAGAAAGAAATGTTCAAGAAGTTTGTTGATAAACTTTATGAGGAAAGACAATACATTACGTTTACCTACACCTTTGGGAAGCCACGATCACCCAAACAACAAGCCGCCCTTGAAGTTTACTTTAGAGAAGCGGCCAAACGATTGAACGATGCTGGTATCTACCACCAGATGAACGCTAAATTTATTAAAGGTGATATTGAAATACCGTGGACTCAAGAATCATTTAAGACATTTTGGAAACAAATACAAAACACTATGTTCGAGATTGAATCAACAACAGAAATACAGTCCGACAAAGTAGCTAAAGTCTATGATGCTATCAATCGGGGCTTAGTCGAACGTACAGGGGTACACATTCCCTTTCCATCAAAAGAACTCATGGAAAAATAAAGGAGAAATAATATGGAATATATATGCGGAGTTGCATGGCTTGCCATCATGGTCGTATTGGGCAGTGGATACTGGCTTTTAGTACAAGACGAACAAGCAGAATGGGAACGACAGAAAAAGAAAACGAAGAAGTAATCACGGCATGGGTCGTAGAAAGGCCATTAGAGGCGTTTTAAGGGCTGTTTCAGCGCGTTTAAGCAAAAAGATAAGCTACCCTACAGGGTATGGTAAAATAAGGAAAACAGATGGCTCAAACGCTTAGAAAAAAATGTTTAACTGCAATACAAAAGTTGGCAAGAATATCAGCCGCAGATGAATATGGCATGGTCCAGTGTGTTTCATGTGATAAGAGACTGCATTGGAAGGAAGCAGATGGTGGTCACTACATAGCCAAGGGTTCTAGTTCGTATTGGGCATTAGAGATTGAGAACGTCCATCCACAGTGTAAAGGATGTAATGCATTTGGGATGAGTAAAGGAAGTGCTGAAGGTCAGTACACGTTATGGATGATTGATTGGTACGGTGAAGACTTTGTTCGGCAGATGCATCAAGACAAGAGAAAGATTAAGAAGTTATACACTGCTGATTACAGAGAAATGTTGAAAGAGTTTAATGAGTTAATTAAATACCATGAGGATAGACTATTATGAATAGAGATGAATATACAGAATACGCAATAAGAATTTTTAAAGAAATAATACAACGAGCAAAAGAAAACAATGAAAGTGAACTGTGCAAATTGAGGTCTAAAAAAAATAAGTTAGAAAGTGCGGAAGTTTTTTTTGAGGCAGTAGGCTGTTCTTTTGCAGGACATTCACAACTAGCAAGAAACTTACTAGATGATCTGGCAGAGAAGTACGGCATAGATCACGTTAAGATTTAACTGGAGTAAACCATGAGTACATTCCTAACTGAGTTAAGAGATAGATCTGTTAACTGCGGATTAAGTGATGTCCCTGCCAAGATGGATTCTATTATGGAGGCTGTTTTGTATGGGTCTGCACTGCCTGCTTATGCAGTAGAAGAGATAGATATACTGTGGTCTGAGGTCACTGCGGAAGAAGAAGCATTACTTAAACCACCTACTGAAGAACAATTAAGTTTGCATCATCCTTCGTTTAATGTAGAATAAAGCAATCCCCTTTGTTGTTTTGCCCTTTCGAGGGCTTTTTTTGTTATAATTGGGGCATGAAAAAGAAAAGCTTGTTAACACGTATCGGGGTATCGGGGTATAACAAACCGAAAAGAACTCCCAACCATCCAACAAAATCTCATGTTGTTGTTGCCAAGTCTGGTGACAAAGTTAAAACTATTCGTTACGGTCAGCAAGGCGTTCGTGGTGCAGGGTCTAACCCTCAGTCAAAGAAAGATAAAGCTAGGCGTAAATCATTCAAGGCTCGTCATGCTAAGAACATTGCAAAAGGTGTAATGTCTGCGGCATACTGGGCAAACAAAAGCAAATGGTAGGAAACGTGCGTTTTAACGTACGATAAATTGTACATTACAGGAGAATACTATGCCTTACGGTAAGGGTACATACGGTAGTAAAGTTGGTAGACCAAAGAAAACTAAACCAGTTAAAAAGAAAAAGAGTTTAATTAAATGAAAGGTTTATACGCAAACATACACGCTAAGAGAAAAAGAATAGCGGCTGGTAGTGGTGAGAAAATGCGGAAGAAAGGTGCTAAAGGTGCGCCTACTGCTAAAGCATTTAGAGAATCTAAGAAGACTGCTAAGAGTTTGCTTAATAGGTCCAAATAACAGGCATAGTTTTTCTAGTGTCTACATGAATAAAAGTTTTTGCTACGCCTATACCATTAAATCCCATTGACTGCGCGTTCTTAATGATCTCGTAGGCTTCATTTCCATTATTGATTCGTATGTCTGCCGCGATCCCTTGGGCATGGGTTCCTGCTTTTCTACCTGCCTTTGTCTTTCTCGCCTCAATGCTATGGGTTGGATCTCTGTAACCACTTGTAATGATAAATGGGAAGCCGCATATGTGCCGAAGGTCATCCAGTTTATTGAGGAAGTCTTCTGACATTTCATTGTTACCAGTTTCCTGACAATTAAAGTCTGTTAATTTAAAGTAACGCATTACTTCTTACCCTTGATTCCTTCAAACGCACCACCACCAAAGTAAAATCCAACAATGGTTAACATAATCCAATCAACTTTAAATGCAGAAATAATCTCTTGTACCGCAGTTATATCCCTGCCAAGAAAAAATAAACTCAACACAAGAATGTAAGAAGCAACAAATGTAAAACCAAATATTAAAGCTAAGTATCTTTGTGCAAGTTTAAATGGTGCATAAGAACTCAACAAGTCTGTCTTTGCTTTTGTCTTTGCTTCTATGGCTTCTGTCTCTGAGGTATGCATGGAATCGATTAAACCTAATCCCTTAGAAATTACATCACCACTGCCTAATATTTGACTTAGTATACCCATCACATCATCTTCTCTAATACGAATAGACCAATGATGAGGGGGTACATACCCCACAGCATCATCTCAGTCTTTTTAAATCTGACAGAACCCTCATCAAGGCGCTTCTCAATAGATTGAAACTTCATTTCGATAGCTTCCATACGCACGGCACATTCCCTTTCGTGAGCTTCTAGTTTAAGTAACGCCTCTTTGACGGTTGCCATTAGTTTTCCTCGTCTACCGCTTCATCAGATTCTAACTGTTGTGTAAGCATATTCATAAACGCTTCACGGCCAACACTTAGCTGATCTAAATTAAAACGAGTGCTTGCTATCTTTCTGTCTAAGTCAGCAACATGATTAACCATTGCTTGTTGTTCTTCAGACATATCTTCTAGGGTGTAATCTACATCATTGATTGTAATGGGAGTTGTTTTTTTCTCGCCCATGTTAATCTCCTTTAGGTTAGTGAACTTCTATTTTAAAAAAATACCGCATATAGTGCAAATACAAAAAGTATTAGGGCCAAAATTAACCCGCCCCACGTATATCTGTCCGACCAATCTTGACCTGAAATCAAAATATCTCCGTTGTTTCTGGGTCTACGTATTTAGGTTTACAATAAGCTCTTACAGGTACAGGAAATGCTTTCTTAAATGTAATCCCTGTTGTTCCTTCAATACCTTGCAAGCTTATACTTCTACTAAAGTATGTGCATTTGTTTACATCCGCCCATACACCATACTCTTCTGTTTCTATTACAAGACCATCAGCAGTTAGCGTTTCTAACATTAAAGCAAACACCAACTGTTTCATCGTATTACCGTAGTACTGACATCAACCCACTGAACCTGACATCTACAATCAACAGGGTCGTACTTATTACTGGGTCTTGATAGTTCTTGACACATATAAATACAATGTGACTTTTTTAAATAATAAAGGGTCTGCTCCTCAACTACCTCGCCATTGACAAAGAATAGAAGGGCAAACACCATTTTCATTGTTTAGCCAGTAGTGCCTGTACCAACGCCTGTATCTGCTCGTTAGTCTTCTCTTGTATCTTTTCCTGTCTAGCCAATGACTCTACGATTGCGTCAACCTTAGTCTCTGTTACAGCTTGAGCCTGTCCGTTAGCCTGTGCTTTCTTTGCAGTCTCTTTAACTATTACTTCGATTCTTTTGACTTCCTTAGTAGTAGACTCAGCATTAGCCTGTGCCGCACCGTAAGAGATAGCACCGACAAACAACGAGACTACTAATGGAATAGCCCAAGTTGGAATTACAATGCCTTTATCACTCACCACGGAACCTCCGCTACTACTGAAGGAGCCTTAGATTCAACGATTTGATTAGCAATGGATGCCTCAATGTCAGCTACAGTAATCTGAGGACAAGCCTTTACCCAACCGACAGCCATCTCTTCTGTAATATCATCAAATGCTACAAAATCATCTGAGTCTGCGTCTGGTGTAAATGAGCAAGTACCATAAGAACTACCGTAATGACTAACTGCATCATCACCAGTTCCTACTTCCTCGCTATCTGATGCTCGCCAATGTGCAACGATTACACCATCGTCACTTGAGTTTCTTTCGAGCTGTACTACTGTCCACGTTACTGCCATTTTTCTATTCCTCGAGTTGAGCGACACGTTGCCGCAGTGATTGAATTTCTTTGATTAACATTGGTACTAATTTGCTGTAGTCAACACCCATCATGTCATCTGGAGTGTCACCCTGTGTTACCGCATCTGGTGCAACCTCAAGTAACTCTTGAGCAACCATGCCGTAATCTTGATGCTCACCGTCAGCTTTCCAGTCAAACTGTCTGACTTGAATAGCATCGACTTTAGAGCCTGAGTCATCAGCGTCTTTAATGTTGTCTTTGAGTCTTTCATCGGATGAGGTGTTGTAGGAAGTAGTCGATCCGCTTATTGATACAGAGCCTCTAACAAACCCTGCTGTACGAAAGTCAACAATCGTTCCATCATTGGTCAGTCTGTTAAGATGCATTACAGTGTTCTGGTCTCTAGAAACACCAATGAAGTCTGGTGCTATTTCTACACCTTCATTAACTGTTGATGCGTATGTAGCGCTTCCAGTAGTTCCTATAAGTAGTGTCCCGCCTGATGTGATTCTTGCTCGTTCCCCTGCACTTGTCCTAAACTCCATATAGTTACTAGCATGGTTGTATCTAATCATGCCCATGTATCTATCTGTGCTACTTGTCCCGTCAGCAAAGAAAATGCCGCCTTCAGACGTTGTTCCAGATGCAATCGTAATACCAGCATGGCTACTATCAGCAACTACTAAATTAGAACCTTCAGGTAAGTAAGAACTTGGCGATCCTGTGCCAACTCCCAAATTAACACCACTAGCAAAACTTGCAGTCCCATCAGTCTTAATAAAGAAGTCAGATGAGCGAGTACCACCGCCAAAGCCCATGCCGTAAGCTGATACTGAGATGTTGCCTTTTTTAGTAGTGTCCTTGTAAAAGTTACAAATAGAGCCATCGTTGCCTGTTCTCTGAAGCGCAAAAGGATTAGCGTTGTTTCTGCTGTGTAAAGCTACGTTAGCGCTTTCACCATAAAACGTATGACCGTTTGTAGTTGTAGAGTCAAAGTCTTGCGGAGAAGTAACTCCCACCAAAAGATTCCCGCCAGATGTCAGCGTCATGTCATGGTTAGTACCGTCAGGAGTCCAACGACATGAGCCGTCAGCATTGAGTCTCATGCGTTCTGTAACATTAGTACCATTAGAAGCGCTTGTACCAAAGGTTAACGGCATACCATAACTTTTAATCTGTGTGTTAGAAGTGCTGTTTACAAGTAAATCAAGACCGTTATACGGCCCGCTTCCTGTTGCAGAGTTGTATAGCTTTACAATATTTACAGCAGTGTCTGAACCAAACAGTGCGGGTCTTGAGGTTCCTACAACATGTAATTTTTGACTTGGACTACTAGTACCAATACCAACCGACCCTGATGATTCTATTTTTACGGCAGGTATTGCGCCAATATTAAAAATATAACTTTGGTTGTTAGACGCATCTTGAGTAATTTCAAGACCGTTAGAGACTCCTGAAATAGCGCCAAGCAAAGTCTGATTCACTACTCCAGAAGCGCAAACCTGCCTTATTCGCCCACCTGATGTAAATCCAACACTGCCTGAAGCGTCTAAAGACGTACCGCCTACGAGCAAATCACCGCCAGATGTAATATCGACACTACGGTTTCCTCCTGACCAGAATTGATGACCAACACCAGAAGCTCCATAGTGAACAACATCTGTTCCGTCATATTGCATATAGGCTTTTTGGGCACTGCCTGAATACCATCTTACAGCCGCTGATAGGTAGAGGTCTTTGAAGGGAATAAGAGAGCGACCTAAATCAATCGTCGCACTATAAGTGTTACCTGTCATTGTATGAGGGGTTAATACTTGTCTAATCGAATCAAAGTAAAGACCTGTATTACCAGAACCTATTGCCATACGTCCACTGAGACTACTAATACTACCTACGGTTGAGCCATCTTTGTTAAAGTTTAAAATTTCTCCATCCGAAGAGAGCCTATTGAGTCTCAGACAAGAAGCCCCAGACTGAGTAGCCGATGCCTGTCCAGATTGACCAACTTCAAAACCTGCGTTCGTTAAACCTTGTGTGGTTTTTCCTACCATGAAGTAGCCTGATGAAATGCGAGTGCTTGCATCTGTAATTCTAAGTCGCTCAGTGCCACCTGTTCTCATTCTTATGTCATCACTGCCAGCGAACTGTATGAGAGTGTTTGTGTCTGTAGAATTACCAAAGTATTGGGCGTAAACAGTACCATTGGTTGCGGCTGTTACGTTGCCGCCAACCGTCACTGCCCCACTGAAACTAGCGTTGCCTGATGAGTTAATGGTTAGTCTGTCAGTAAATGTAATATCGCCATCAGCACTGCCTGACGTATTGGTAGTTGCAACGGTAAATCCACCGTTGTACAAATTGATTTTAGATGCTTTGTTAGCGGCTATATATTTAAAGCTACCGTTGCTTGCTAAGTAAGCATTAGAAGCAAAAGTGCTGTTTTGATTACCGCTAACGGTCCAAACTGCTCCATCGCCTATTTGAATGGCTTTACTGAATGCGTGTGCGCTTGGGGTGCAACCAAGACCAAGGTTCCCAGAGGCGTTTAACCTGAGTGCCTCATAACCGTTTACTCTAGTAGCTAAATAGTTACTAGCGTGGTTGTAGATAAAACCCCCCGCGCTGTGAGAGTCAGTGTCACTAAAGTAAAGGATAGAATACCCTGTGTTACCTGCAAGAATCTGTGCTTGAGCTGTCGTGCTTGCCGCAGAACTGTGTCTTACAAGTAAATCAGTATCTCCATGTGCCGCTGTACTGCCGCCTTTGGATACTGTCACGCTATTTGAGAATGTGCTTGCACCTGCGCGTGTTATAGACAGAGCAGTACCACCAAGGTCGCCATTGATGTCAAAAGTTCCTGTAGAATTGTTAAAGTCTAAAGAAAAAATCTCATTACTAGCACTGTTTTGGAAATTAATAGATGCTTTATTTGCTCCAGAATTACCTGATCCGACCCTGAATGTTTGTATCGCATCAGTGCCTGTCCCTGCAATTATGTTAGAAGATGTTGATGTCACGCTACCTGAGAATGTACTACTGCCAGAGGAGTTAAGCCTTAGTATTTCAGACCCTCCACCTATAAGCACCATATTGTTTCCTTCAGCCCCAACGCCAACAGTAGTAACTGAGGCTGTAGTAGCGTCAAGGAAATGCATCCTAGAACCTGTTGTAGAACTTCTTAAATACGCTCCTCTAGTGTTACTTTGGCTAATGTCTAAAGCGGCACTTGGATTCGTAACGCCCAACCCTAGTCGCGAGGTAGAACTATCCCAGAAGAAATTTTGACTTGAACCAGCAGAATCGTAGAAGCTGATGTCTCCTGTGCTTCTTGCAAATGATATTACAGGTATGTCATTAGCAGTGTTTGAATCAAATGTATTATGTCTACCAAAGATTAATTCATTACTAGAACCTTTGTAACTAACGTATGCACCATTAAAACCGTACCCTGAAGAGTGTTCCGTAAACCTTGTATATGAAGTAGACGCATCTGCTCCACCATCTACAGTAAGCCCATCGGCTACAACTGAGCCTGTTACGTCAATTTTAACTTGACCATCACGTCCATCTAGCGCAATAACAGAAGTTCCATTTGAGCTTCTTACATTTACAACACCACCGCTAGATGTAGGCGTTAGGCTAATGTTGTCAGTTCCGTCAGTATGGTCTACTGTAATTCCACCTGTCGAAACAGTGCCGTCTGTTGTAATGCTTCCTGTTACGTCTATGCCTGTGGAGGTGGTGGCTAGTTTGTTAGCATTGTTATAGCGTAACTTTACATCTCCACCTTCATTTACTTCTACGCCTGTAGTGCCATCTGAACCTCCGACTCTAACTTGACCAGAGCCTTGCACATACAAAATTCCTGAACCAGCGTCTTTGATATAACTATGCGACCCATCATGATAAATCTGTAAATCACCATTGGTTTGATTGCCTAGCTGTAGTTGTACGTTATCGCCAAGAGATAGGTTGCCTGTGAGAGTGCCGCCACTTAGGGGTAGGAATGAGCCTGTGCTTCCGACTTCTACTATGGACTCAGTGCCGTCATCTTTCTTTATGTACATCTTGCCGTGATAGGTGTTGATACCTACTTCACCAAGGGCTAGGTCAGATGTAGAAGGAATTCCACTAGCCCCTGATTGTGCTGATCTTTTTAACTTAATCGTTTGTGCCATATGGCTCTCCTATATGCGTATATACGCTAGAGATTTATTTAGAATGAACCGCCATCAATATTGTTTGTCCAAGTAGGAACACCAGAAGAGTTAACAGAAAGTAACTGTCCAACACTATGTGTACTGTCCCATACGCCTGCTACTGTAACGCCCATAGCTGATGTGCCATTACCGTACGCAATACCGTTAGTAGTAAATGAAGACCTTCCAGTACCTCCGTATGCAACTGCAAGATCTGTATCAAGTTTTAAAGTCCCGAAATTTGCAGTACCTTTTGTACCTGACATAACATTAGATGAATTAGTAGCATCTGGTATAAAAGTAAATTCACCTGTGCTGTCATCAAATCCAAAGAATCCTAGTTTTGCGGCAGTAGAATTGTGCCATCTAAACTCAATACCACGATCAAGGTTATCATCACTAGAAGGAGGCGTGTCTCCCCCAAGAGTAAAGATAGGATCTTCAATAGTAACTGTAGTAGAGTCTATTGTAGTTGTTGTGCCGCTTACCGTAAGATTACCATCAATAGTTACCGTACCACTGCTAGTAGCAGGAGTAATAGTAAATGCAGATGGCCCAGTAATATTTCCTGTAGTAACTATCTCGCCTGTTACTTTAACACCAGTGGCAGTAGTTTCAAATTTCTTACTACTCGAAGTTCCGTGATTTAATTCAACAGCACCATTAGAAATAAACTTAGCAATATAATTATTGCCACCACCTCCTCTTAATTCAATAGCAGTTCCGTTAGTAATAATTTCTAAACTACCAGTTCCTCTGTCATCAATTCTACTAACAGAAGCAGTGTGTTGAATAACTAAATCGCCATTAACTTGATCGCCAAAACGTAACTCATCACTATCGCCAAATGTAACATCACCTGAAAAAGTTCCTCCAGTAAGAGGCATATATCCACTGACATCTGTGCTAGACCAAGGGACGTTAACAACTAAGTTATCACTACCGTCTACTTGGACTTTATATGTACGATCAATAGTTGTTGTAGAAGTTTGTGCGGTTTCTGTATTTGTTCCGTCAACATTAGCGTTAAACGTAGTTCCAGAAAGAGTAAGTCCTGTCCCTGCTGTGTACTCAGTATTTACCCAAGGCACGTTAACTACAGCTTGTTGAGAACCATTAAGTTGAATACCATAAGTTCTTAATGCCGTTGTTGTTACAGCATTTGCAGATGTAGATTGCGCTGTACCGTTGTATAATTTAATGCCACCTAATGCAGTAGTTGTTGCTACACCTTGTAAATAACGACCATCAAGATCAACAGTTTCATCTAAGTTTGTGCCAACCTGATTAATAGTTAATACACCAGTAGAGGTATTAAAACTAAGTCCACCAGTTTCGATTGATCGATCTGTAAAATACTTACCACCTATGGCATCTACATTAGAAGTAGTCCCTCCGGGTCTCCCAATCCACAACTTATTACTGCTTGCAGAATATGCTAATTCAGCATTAGTAAGTGTAGTCGGAGCATCTGTACTTGTACTCTGTTTGATTGTGATTGTTTGTGCCATTTTCTTGCTCCGTGTTTAAAAGTTTCCACCCTCAAGGGTTGATGTGTTATTTAAATAATTACTATCATTACTAAATTGTGAGATTGCTCCACTTACATTAGATAGTTCTCGTGTTGCATTAATAAACGTTGTTCCTCCAGCCGCATAACCAACAGTATTGTTTAACAAACCTGTCATTGTATCGCCTGTTTTTTCTACAAATCCTGATCCAGAAAAGGACTGCGTTGCTACTGGTTCACCTGTAACTGAGTCAAATCCTAAATACTTACCTTTACGAGTATCTTTTAAAGGTAGCTCCATACTCCCAGAAGCTACATCTTCATCTTTTAATCTTAATGCTCGATTGATTGCAGTTTGTTGCTGGTTAGTTGCAAGCCATAATCTATCGTAATCATTGTTTACTTCATTAGCTAAAAATGCACCGTTAGCTTGATATGCCGTATCTCTGTCTAAATCCATAGACATTAGTATGGCAATTGCTGTACCCTGTGTAGGGAAGATAGGGTTGTTGTTACTATCTACTAATGTAAATGTAATAGTACCGCCTGATCCTACTCCTACATTTTGTACTGTGTAGTGTGTATTTAATGTTTGTACAACACCACCCAATAGAACGGTAACGTCTGTAGCATCGTTTAACTGGAACGTGTAGCTATACACATTTTGATTATTTCCTGCGGTATAATCGTTCCTAGTAGTGTTCGCTGTTACTGTCATTTTGGCCTCATATATTTTGCCAATTATACTATTTTAGGGGTTATAAATCTTCCAAAACTTCCATTGGGGTTTCTGCTGGAGCCCACCAATATTCTTGACCAAACTCTTCATAACGTTTTGTTCTAATTCTATTTAATGATGATTGATAGTCTGGATCAGCCATTAATCTGATATTATCAAACATTGAATTCATAAATAATTGTATCTGCCACGGATCAGGAGTTATATCTTTTATAAATTTAGCAGACTCACCAAGAACATTTGTTTCATCTCCTGTAACTGCTTCTCTAATATTTCCAATTGTTAATTTATAAGTGTCGTTAGTAAGACTTGCCATTGGACCTAACAGCGTTTCAACAAATCCTCGACCATATTTATTAACGTCTGATACTACATAATCAGCAAACAAACTACCTGAACCACCTTGCACAAAAGCAGTAACCCAATCTTCTGGATCGTCCATTGGTCTAGGCTCTCGGCCAGCCGCTAAATCTTTTATTTGTAATGCAAATGCACCCATTAAAGTTGTTGCTGTAGCAAATGACCCTAAATACATCATTTTGCCGCCTGTAGTAGCTTGTGTTGCTCCACGATATAAATGAGTTGTAGCAATAGTAATAGGAAATGATTTAATCATCATAGCTGATCGTGAAACTTGACCCCAAATTGTACCTCTTTCTGTTCCTCCAGTAGCAATTGCTCTTACTCTTGCATCAGGAGTAGGTACTGCATAATCTGTTTCTGACAAAATCATAGAATGAAACTTCATGCTTTCATCTTTAGTTAAGTCAGCAAACTTAGAGCCGCGCAAATCTAATGGTTTAGTTGCTCTAAAATTATCCCAATCTGCTTTTGTAATTTGATAATTTTTAAATGCACTTTGTATAGCAGGATCAAGCTCATCAAATTTTTTTGCAAAATTGTCAGATAACATTCCAGCAAATTCCATTCCAAATGCTTTACGGCCTCCTTCAGTCCATGCTTCTAACCCTGAAAATCTTAATACAGCTTCAGCAGTTTTTGCACTAGCTCCTGTTCCATAAGTATCAGAAAATCTATTTGCAGAATGAGCGCGCCCAAACCACCCATCAAATATTAATCCCATTCTAGCCGCAAAAATTCTATTTTCTTCATTAGCAGGATTCATTAATTTCATCTGCCTAGCAAATACTTTAGCAACAGGAATTTTATTGTAATTAGCAGTTAGTGCTGTTGTAGCTAAATCAGTTACAGAAGACAGTGTTGCGCCACCAAGTTTAGATGCTACTTGAATATTACGTACAAATTGTAATCCATCAGCTAAAGTAACTAACTCACCGTTGTTAATATCACCACTTACTGTTTTATAAACAGCATTTAATGTAGCTTTAGTTCTATCTTTAACAATTTTATTTTTAGATATTTCTAACTTTTCTGCTTCTGTTTTTAAAATTTCAAATGTTTGTTTTGGATTAGTTCCAAACACACGCATTAAAGCCGTATCATTACCCATAGCCTGTATATGATCTGTAAGGGTAGTTAATATGTCACCCTTACCAAATTCATTTTGATAGGCCATCCAAGATTCTGCATCTTTGAAATATAAAAATCTTTTTTCAGAACCTTTGCGAGATAATTTAGTGCCTAAGTTGCGAATAGTAAAATCTTTAGCTTTGTTAAGACCACCTGTAGATATAGTTTCATATACATACTTTAATGAATCTTCAAAATTGCCATCAGATAACACGCGACCTTTATCATCTACCATTTGATTTCGATCTAATTTGTCAATTATAAATGCGCGCCAATCTTCATATTTAACAGCGCGGACTCTTCTTAAATCATGTGCTTGAGGTAACAAGAATTTTTCGTTTTTAGAAATACTGCCGCCCATCACATTAAATTCATCACGCATATCATCAACAAGTTTTAACCAATCGCTTGCAGATTTGGTAATTTCTGCATCATCAATAGTTTCACCATATACAGCGCGTATAAATTTATTTAACCCTTTTTCGTCTTGAGACAAACCAAACATTCTTGTTCTAAACATAGATAAGGAATCAGACCATTTAGCCATATATTTTTTTGTATAAGCTTTACCAAGCATATCTACATTAAGATAACTTGCCTTACCGCTTATGTCTTTTACCATTAATGACATTAATCCAGTCATTGCATTATTAGAACCATGCTTTTGAATGTTATCGAAAGCCTCTGCAATACGTATAGACTGAATAGCTTTTTCTCGTTTTTCTCTTGAAATATTTTTAACTAAATTAGAAATAGCATCTTCTGGACTATCAGCCTTTAATATTTCTTGGCCCATTGATTTAGTTATTTTTCCAGCTTGCACAGCAACATCAATACATTTGCTATATTTACCATGAAGTGGATCTAATTGTTTAGGTGATTTAGCCAAGTGCACATACCCTTACTGATTCAATGCCTTCAATTTGGTCATCTAATGATTTCATATATTCATCACCGTCTATTAATTTTCCATCAACTAATACACGCCTAATTTCTTGTGCCTTAAAATTAGCAATATCTCTATTGTAATTAGCAGACAATCCTTCAAAATCTAATTGTTCCTTTTGCAAACTTGTTTTAGTTGCTATAGGAGCAGGAGGCAATTGACTAACAACATAATCATCATAGGTTAATGTTGGACCATTCATTTGATTTTCAAATTCTTTGTTTTGTCTAAAAATGTCCATATCTTTTTCAACATTACTACGAATAACTTGGCCGTAATATTCTTCTAAAACAGTATTCTCATCAGACAACTCATTAATATGCATATTAATGTTATCAATTTCAACTTGTGCAGTAGGGTCTTTTAACATTTTAGGATTTCTAATAATGCTATCAAGCAAATCAATAGCATCATTCATATCCATAGCATCATAACCAGCTTCACGCAATCTCTCAGCAAGCAAATCTGGTGAATAACCGCCAGTTTTCCTAAATACAGGCTTACCAAAACCCCCTGCAATTTTTTGCATATCAGCTATGTCGAATCCTGCTTCATTAGCTAATTGTTGTCTATTAACCCCACCATTTTCAGCAATCCATCTTGCCCAAGTTTCATTTTCTTTTTTAATAGTAGTTATTTTTTTTTCTAATTTAACTATAGTTGCATCTCTAGCATCTTCTAGTTTTACATACTCTTTGTTTTGAAATGCATCGTATTCTTTTAAGATATCATCTTCTATCCGAGCAGGTAAGGCCGCTTTTTGTTCAGCTAGTTGTGTACCCATCCTGTCTAAAATGTTTATTGATTCTTGCTCTGGGGTTAACCTAACTTCAGCATTAATTTTATCACTCGGCTTAGGAGGGCCAACAAACTCTGACGCATTCTTAGAAAGGTTTCTAAAGTATCCAGAAATCCCACCCATTGCCCCACTAAGAAGCCCTGCACCAATAGCCGTAGTACCAATAGCCATAAGAGCATCGTTAAACTCGTATGGCGAATTAATGTCGTGCTTGTGCTTATATACTAGTGGTTGAATAGCAGACTCAGAGGCTAAGGCAATAGCGGCCGTGTTTCTACCTGTCATTAATGCTTGGCTTAATGTACTCATCCCTTTGTAAGCAGTACCTACACCTATACCCATAGTAGCTACGTTAATAGGATCAAGCATATAACCACCCATGCTTCCTAAAAAC